TCTTGGAAAAAGACTACCTATACCACCGCTACCTTAGCCTGGAGTGCGAGTTATCCTACTAATAGCTACGACCTATATTACGGCACCTCCACAAATTATGTAGCGAAGGTTACCACCTCACAGCTACAGTATAAACTGTTAAATCTCAAGGTCGGCACCATCTATTATTTCGCCGTATCCAATCAATGTGGTAAAACCCCCGACCTAGCCTGGAAAGCCATCACCTGGCCTACATCCGCACCCGCCCCTATCGCTTTAGCTTGGTAGGTTATGGACACCGAATTTGATCATAAAAAAGCGATTACCGAGATTGAGCATACGATTGCCCGCCTCCAGGCACCGAAGAGACTTCTCCTCGTGGACGATGATCCGGCGGATGTGGATCTAATCACCCGCATCTTAGATCGATTTCACGTTGTCACCACCGTCGCACACTCCGGCGACGAAGCTCGTGCGGAACTCTTAGTAAGTAAATTCGACCTTGTCTTTTTCGACCTCGTCATGCCGGGCCTTGACGGGCTTTCCTTTATGATGTCCAACGCTGGTCTCCATCCGGGCACTCGTTTTATCTTGGTCACCGGCTATCCTCTTAGTCCCCGTGTTGAAGCGGTACTCCGCTTAGGTTGCCTTATGCTAGCCAAGCCATTAACCCAAGAAAGTCTCGAGATATTACTACCGCTAAAACCAACAACTTCGTCATGAACCAACTAACCGTGGAACAACAACTACAATCTGTCGAGCTTAGGTTAGACAAACTTGAGGCGGGACATAGTGTCTTAGCAACAAAAGGAGAAGAGTTAAGAGTAGTATTGGGTGGTGAACAATTAACCGGGAAACCTGGAGTACTACAAAACATGCAGCGGATTTTGAACGTTCTATTCGACGAAAAGGAGGGTGCGATTCCCAGACTCACGGCGATGGAACGAAGAGAGTTGGAACGTATGGGCTGGGTGAAGGGGGCTTACTTCATGTGGCTAATACTCGGAGCAATAGTCGGAGCGTTGATAATGAAGTTCGTATTTAAGTAATAACATGAATCAAACTAATACATCTAACGGATTACAGGTACCTGGGTTGGATTACCTACCCCCTAGCTGGCAGGGACCGGCGTTAATGTTAATCGCCCTTTCACCATACATAACCCGTGCATATCACGCCCTTTCAATGGGTGGTGGGATAAAAGGCGTGATGAGCGCGATTTGGTTGGGAACCAACGTACCAAAACCAACCCCGCCACCCGCACCGGAGAATAAACAACCATGAGTATCGCACTTGCATTTTGGGTTCTAATGTTGGTCTGGCTGGTCTTCAGCCTTTACAACGGCTGGCCGCTTACGAAAGCGTCCGGCGGGATGATTCTCGAATTTGTCCTATTCGCACTGCTCGGCTGGGCGGTGTTCGGATCGGCGATACATAAATAGAAAGAAAAAACCATGAGACTGAAGATACTAATAGCCTTAACCTTGTTAAGCGTCGTCGGATGTAACGGCACGTTCATCAACGACGTTAAAAACTCCTCTAACGCTACGACGAAGCTGGTATATACTGGCTATGTCGGTTGGACGAATTACTACCAGATGGCAACAAACTCCACCACGGACCCGGCGAAGCTGGCTAACTTAGAGCAAACCCGTCTCGCCCTCAAAGCTGCTCGGCTAGACTACGCTAGTAGCGTCGGTATCCTCGACAACTGGGTCGCCCTCTACGAAACGAACGCGGTTACGAAAACCCAGGTCCAAGCCGCCCTCGATGCGACGTTAGCAAGCGGAAGTAACTTTATCTGGATTTACAACTACATCAAGGCCAACGGTCAAATTCAATAGCATATGGACGCAACACAAATCAAAGCAACGTTACAGGTGGTCATTGATGATATTAACCTACTTGGCGACTACGCCGGTATCATCGACCCCGCACTTGTCCCATTCATCGCCATCGGGAAAGCGATTGATAAACAAATTCCCGGCCTTGCCGCGTCGGTCGCGAATCTGATACAAGGCACGCCTCCATCCGACGCTGACCTTCAAGATAAGGCGCAGGAGTTAGCGGTCCTGAGTGACAAAGGAGGAATTTAACCAAAAATGACTAGCGGGATGGTTTTTAATGTGCGTTTTTTCATAGGTGTAACCGCACGCCATCTCGCTGGTCTTGCCCATTAATTGGGCGCGACTATGCCGGATAAATCTTTAGTAATTGCGAGCTTTAAGTATGGTTTGGACACGAGACGGGAGAGCCTTGCCTCTCTTCCTGGTACCTTACAGGTATGTCAAAACGCTTTTATCAACAGCGGAGGTGAGATTGAAAAGAGGAGGGCGTTTGTTCTTGTAGGAACTTTACCCGCCGGACCGAATGACGGCCTAATCCCGGTAGGTTTTCAAGACACCGATACCGGGATAATGGTGTTTAGCTTTGACACTAGCCCTGGAGGATTGCCGACGAATATTGTATGGCAGACTTTGGTATATCCGCAACATGGTGGGGTGTTACCACCGGGAACTGTTTCGACGGCGACGTATTCTACTTCCTTTAAAGGCAAAGCGTTCGTCCTTATTAACTTTGATTTCACCACAGTAACTTTCGCTTACTACAACGGAGCTAACGTTCCACAAATCACTGATGGGGATTTAACGAGTTTACAAACATTGCCGGTAATTAACACCTTAGCTACCTATCTCGCCGCTATCGTGAACCGTATCGACGGCTGGCTAGCACATGCGAATGTTACAGCACATCAGACGTCGGATTCGCTAGGGTATCACGAAATAGCTAACGCAGGGTCGGTGCTGGTGATGAGCCCACCGGGAGTGCATTTTACTCCGGTGATTGAGAATAACAATAGCGCAGCGGGGTTGTTAGGGGTTAATTTGATAGACCAGAATTACCAGGGCGTCCCGAATATAGCTGCTAGCACGACGTTTCTTCTCACCGCCGGGACGAATGGAACAATTACTATCACCGCTCCTGCGTTGGCAAATGGGTCTGGTACTGTGGCGTTAACTGGAGGAGCAATAAACTTTGACACGGATTTACCTACCACGGCGGCGGACGTGGTTACGGCGATTAATAATCTCACTTTCTCAACCGGGTATAGCGCAGCCTCGACCGGGGTGCAGATTACCATTTATGCACCGTTTTCGTTCGGGGCGGTTACGTTTAACGCTACGGTGGTAACTACGGGAGATATTACAACAGGAACTACACCGAATCCACCGCAGACTAAGCTTGTGCTATCCCTCACACCTTCCACAATTTCCGGCCAATTTGACCGTAGCGGGCAGTTTCACAAAGCTATTGTAGCAGCGGTTACGGGAAACTCAGGTACTGTTAATTTCGTATGGGTAAAGTGTAACCCGGATGGGTCTACGCCGGTCACGAACCCAAGTATCCTCGTGTTAGGATACGCGACTGGACCATCCAATACCGTCGGAGCTAGCGGGACTTACACCGGCGGAACCGGGCCGATGTTTATTGATTACTTTAAATGTACCGTTACCGACAGCGGTCCCGTTCCTGGTACGAAGTCAATAGTCTTCACCGCCTCGGTTCGATAACTTTATGCCTACAAACACATACACATACCCATTCAGCGGCGGTTCCACCGGCATTGCTGGATACGGCGACCGTTGGCTTATCTCCTTCGGCGGGACTTGGGCGATAGGAGATAAGTGGGGGTTGACTTTTACTAGCACCGCTGGGGATTATGATGTGGGAAGTATTAACTTCTTCTCTGCGTCGTTAGTGTTGAATGTTTGTATCACGTTCAACGATAGGGTGTATATCGGAGCGGGAACACAATTTAATTTTTCCGATAACGGAGATCCTACGGGATGGGAGGTTCAGAATCCTGGAGCAGGGGAAGTTGCGTATCTTTCGTATTTCGGAGGACAAGACGCGATTTGGGCTTTGTCTCAGTTACAAGGGAGGTTGGTGGTGATTGCAAGGAGAAGTATCCAAATATGGACCGTCGATGCCGACCCGGCAAACTTCGCCCTTGTGCAGGAGTTGGATAATATCGGGACAAAAGCTCCGTTAGCGGTGCAGAATTTGGGTGATTTTGACGTTGTTATCCTAGATGACACAGGCTTTCGTTCTCTTAGAACGAGAGAGGTGACGCTAAACGCGTATCCTGATGATATTGGTACGCCGATTGATTCCCTCGTGCAATCAGACATTCAATCCGTCGGAGTCACCGGAGCCTGCGCGATTGTGGACCCTTTGACGAAGACCTATATGTGTTATCTTAATGGTAAGATATACGTCTACTCCCGTTGGCCGAGTTCGAAGATTAGTGCGTGGTCGATATTCAAGCCTACTTATGAGGCTTATACGACGGTTACAGTGGGGGCGAATTATGTGGCTAGTGTTCTAACAGCTACGGTTGTTTTGAATAGCATCTACAAATGGACCCCCGGAGCGCATGAAACATCCCTCGTGAACGGGACACAGACTCTCACCGCTGCCGGGTACTTCAAGGCTCAGGGGACCTCCGTTACGATTAACGGCACAGGAGCAACGGTTACGTATACTGGATTGTTGCAACTTGTGACGGTTACTACGTTTACCCCTACAAAGTTCGTCGTTTACAACGGTATCGTCTACTGCCGAGACGCAGCGGGTCACATATTCGCCTACGGCGGTCTTAACGGTACCACCTACGACGGCACGGTCGTTACCGTCCAAACCCCC